GATTGATTGGTATGTAAAGTGGGTGGCTTCACTCATTTTACTTTGTGCTATGGTAGTAAGAGCTGCTGGATACAGCAATACTCTTGATACGTTTCTATCCTTTCTTGGATGCCTAGGTTGGCTATTTGTTGCATTTGCATGGAAAGACCGCGCACTTGTAATGTTAAATAGTATTGCATGTTTCATATTACTTACAGGATTATTGACAAACTTAAATGGCTAATACACTTAGACAAAAAATAGAACTTCGTATGCAAATTCTTGAAGAAATGATGAAAAGAAATATGCAGATTCATGACCCAGAAACAGTAGATTTATTCTTAGATAGACTTACTTACTGTTGGGGAGTTATGAATGAAGAAGATCGTGATTTTGTTCAAGGTTGTCAGTTTGCACTTGAAGAAAAACATGAGTGGAAATGAGCGGAGTCTATAATCAAACCTATTTTGACAATCACCCTCACGAAAAAGATAGAGAAGGTGTTCTCTATGGAGTTATTCTAGTAAATAAATCCACTTGGGAACGTGAATGTATCAAGGTAGGAATTGCCAGTGGAAAAGACTGGCGTCATGTAATCAAAAGAAGTCGTGGTTTTCAAGGCTACGATTTGCGTATTCAACGCACTTATCATGATACTATTTATAACTGTTGGAAGTTTGAGCAAGAACTACATAAAAAGTTTAAGCATGATAGTTACAAACCTCAACAAAAATTTGGTGGGCACACAGAGTGCTTCAAAATTTCGTCCCTTATTTTACGGGACTTCCCAAAAAATAGTTCTTGACAGATGCTTGTTCTTTTGATATAATATATTTATAAATTTTAGAGAGAAGTAAATTTGAGAGAAATAATTATACCAACACATTGCCCAGCTTGCAACACAGAGTTAGACATTGTGAATGACCAATTATTTTGTCGAAATGATACTTGCCCTGCTAAGTCATCCAAACGAGTCGAGCATTTTGCCAAGACTTTGAAAATCAAAGGACTTGGTTCAGCTTCAATCGAGAAACTTGACTTACAGGACTACCACGATATTTATGCTCTTACAGAACAAGAAATATCGGTTGCTCTAAATTCGGAAAGGCTAGGAGAGAAATTATTTGCTGAGATAGAAAATTCTAAATCAGCAAGTTTAACAACTCTCCTTCCAGCTTTTTCGATACCGCTGATAGGTTCTAGCGCATCTAATAAATTGACCAAACAGGTCTCGAATATTTCAGAGATAACCTACCAAAAGTGTATAGATGCTGGTCTGGGACCTAAAGCGGCGTCGAATTTAGTTAATTGGTTAGATAATTCATTCTATCCAATGGAGTACGACGACTTACCTTTTACATTTACTTGTGAGAAGTCCGAAGTCGACAACACCCCGAAGAAAGGTGTTGTTTGTATAACAGGTAAACTTAAAAGCTATCCCACAAAGGCAGTAGCGAAAGAAGTTTTACTAAAACATGGATTTGAGACAAAGGATAATCTTACAAAAGATGTTACGATTCTATTGAACGAAAGTGGCATAGAATCAGCAAAAACTAATAAAGCCCGAGAAATGGGTGTAATAATTTACGATAATATAAAAACTTTAATAAAGGATAATTAAAAATGGCATTACCAAAATGGACAGATGAAAGAACACAGCAACTAGTGGACTTCATCGGTGACCAAAGCCCTGTATCACAGGCAGTAGTTGCTGAAGCTGCTGAGCATCTTGAAACATCAACAAGATCAGTATCTTCTAAATTAAGAAAAATGGGATTTGATGTAGAACTAGCTTCTGCTTCAGCTTCCAAGTCTTTCTCAGATGAGCAAGAGGCAACTCTTAGCACATTCGTACAAGACAACAGCGGTAGCTACACATATGCAGAAATCGCTGAAAACTTTGAAGGTGGAGCATTTAGTGCAAAATCAATTCAAGGTAAAATTCTTTCTATGGAATTAACAGAGCATGTTAAACCTGCTCCTAAAGTAGAAACTGTTAGAACTTACTCTCCTGAAGAGGAAGGCACATTTATTGAAATGGTAAATGGTGGTTCTTTTGTAGAAGAAATCGCAGAAGCATTAGGCAAAAGCGTTAACTCAATCAGAGGTAAAGCTCTTTCATTACTTAGAAGTGGTGACATCAATGCTATTCCTAAGCAGAAAGAAACTAAAGGTTCAAGCAAAGCTGACGTATTAGCTGACCTTGACATCTCTGGAATGACTGTTCAAGAGATCGCTGATGAAATCGGCAAAACTGTAAGAGGCGTTAAAACAATGTTAACCAGAAGAGGTTTACAATGTGCTGATTACAACGGTGCAGCTAAAAAAGAAATAGGCTAATCGCAATAATTAGTGAGGGGAGCGCACTGCTCCCCTTTTTTGAGAGAGAGTTATGAATATTGCGAGTGCGTTACTAAAACAATTAATAGTACAAAGAGATTTAGATACTTGGTCACAACTGAAGAATATTTATCTTCCAAGTGAGTACCAAGGGATATTTAACATCTTAGAAAAGCACGTTGACAATTATCAAACTCTCCCTACTTTTGAAGAACTTCAATATGAAGTCCGAGATAAGAAAAGTCTCGAAAAACTCTCTGCCATAGAAAATGTAGAAGTAGATGTCGATGCAGACATGCTACTTGACTATCTTAAAAATGAATTCACACAAATAGAAATATTAGACGAACTTGACAAGTATATTGACAAGACTGTTGCTATGGCGAGTGCAGAAGAAAATATAGAACAACTACAGGAAATAGTTTTAAACGTAAGTGACAAGGTTGATGTAACTCCACCTTCTGAAAGTATGCAAACGATTACACTTTTTGAAGATGAAGAACAAAGATCGAAGTATTTACCTTTAGGACTCAATACTGATTACGATTCAAAGGTGAAATTCTCACCGAAAGATTTAGTGCTTGTTGGCGGCAAACGCGGTGCAGGTAAGTCATTGACTTCCTGTAATCTTGCTGTCAATGTGTATGACTCTGGTAGAAGTGCAGTGTATTTTACTATAGAAATGGACAGCCGCTCTATTCTGCAAAGAATGTGTTCAATCTCTACACGAATTCCTTTTGTCAAAATTAGAGACAGAAACCTCAACAATGAGGAATGGAATCTTGTAGCAGGTTGGTGGGCAGGTCGTTTTGATGGTGGTCACGAGCTTCTCCAAGAGTTTGAACTCAACAGAGATTTTGACGAGTTTCACAGAAAACTTGTTAAAAGAGAACTGAATAAAGATAAACAACTTGACGTTATTTATGATCCCGCCCTCACTCTCTCAAAAATTCAAAGCGAACTCGATAAGAGGGTAAGTCGCCAAGACGTTGGGATTGTAATAGTCGATTATCTTAACCAAGTTCGCCGCCACAACGCACCTTCAAGAAACAGTCAGTATGACTGGCAAGAACAAATCGAGATTAGTAAAAAGATGAAGTCATTTGCGCAAGAGTATGAAACTCTTGTTTTCGCACCCTATCAGATAGACGCTACTGGAGAAGCCCGTTTTGCAAAAGGTATCTTAGATGCTGCAGATGCAGCGTATACATTGGAAGCATGGGAACCAGAGGATAAGTGTATGACATTTAATTGTACTAAAATGAGAAACAATGAAGTAAAAGGTTTCTCTAGTGAAGTAGATTGGAGTTCATTAAAGATTGGTCCCAACAGTACACTTAATCCAAAAGAAAAAGCAAAAATGAGAGAAGATATGGGATTAGCAGATGGAGAAGAAATACAGGAGATTTAAATGTTAATGTACACAGAAAAACAATTAGAAGAATCCTATGGACTCTTTATTTATGGACTAATACAAATTAGGAATAATCAAAAAGTATTAATAGATATTCCTACTTTAGAAGAATTTAGAACTATTTATGAAGAAGGATGGGAACAGATTTTAGATGATGAGTGGTATTTTGATGGCGACAATAGTACAAGACACTAAGACGTTAAGAACTTACTCAAAAGAATGGACAGGCTCAGACGAAGAGCTAAAAAATTTATTATCCCGAATGAAACTAGCAATGGTTGAGAATGAGGGACAAGGTATCGCTGCAATACAAATTGGAGAACCTTATAGAGTATTTGTAGCAGTAACAATGTGGGACGACGTATTCGTAAATCCAGTAGTGAAGAATCGTAGTTCTATTATGAAAACTGATTGGGAAGGATGTTTAAGTTGCAAAGATGCGGCAGTAAGAGTTAAACGCTCTCATTCCATAGACTTAGAGTATACGAATTTCAAAGGAAATAGAAAAACTACTAAGTTTACAGGAAATGACGCTAGAGTAATACAACATGAACTCGATCATTTAAACGGATTTTTAATAACAGATAGAGGAAAAGTATATAGACCATGAGAGTAGAAGAAGTACTAGCTGAAGAAAGAATACCATTTAAAGTATCCCCTGCGGATTATATTGTTTCATGTCTCAACCCTGAACATGACGACAGCAACCCTAGTATGAGAATTGATAAAATAACTGGAATATTCAATTGTTTTTCTTGTGGTTTTAAAGGAAATATTTTTAAATTATTTAACAAACCCAGTAACTTTTTGGACATAAAAAGAGAAAAGGTAAAACAGTTAATCGATCAAAAACGCTCGGCTTCTGTCGGACTCAAATTTCCAACCGATATGATGGCATATGTCGGAAATGAGAGAAATATAAAACCTGAGACATATAAAAAATTTGAGGCTTTTATGTGCAATCGATCACCTTTTCAAGATCGAATTGTTTTCCCTATCTACGATATTACTAATAAAATTGTAGCATTTAATGGAAGGCTAAGAGAAAAATCTGCAATTAAAGACCAGCCAAAATATATCATACATCCACCGAAAGCAATAATGCCTTTTTACCCAGCAACTGCTAAGCCAATAAAAGGTAGAGTAATTTTGGTCGAAGGAATATATGATGTGCTAAATTTACATGATAAAGGATTGACAAACTCAATGTGTGGTTTTGGAGTATCAAATATAACAGTAGAAAAACTTCAACTACTTAGAATGAGAGGAGTAGACCAAGTAGATATCTTTTTTGATCCTGATGATGCAGGAGTAGCTGCAACAGAAAAAGTTCAAGAACTTTGTGAGAAAGTAGGATTAAAACATTATCATGTAAAAATACCAAAAGAACTAATAGATGCAGGAGCTTTGAATGAGCTTTATGTAAAAAGAATAAAGGAAAATTTATATGGCAATAGTTAATTCAAGAGATAGAAAAAATGATGGCTCTGAGTTTGGAATACTTGGAGGTAGACCTACAGTATATAACTGGGAAGATTTTGCCAAAGAAATGGAAGAAAATGACCCAGATAAGTATTATTTGTCTCCTCACATGAAGAAGTGGATGCTAGAAAATTGGGGTAAAACAGAAGACGAAATACAAAGAAGTTTTCGTAAAACTTTATGGGCAAAGTTTGGAAAGACAAATACTTCTGTAAGCACTCCAGAAAAAGCAAAAGCATGGAGACAAAGCCCACGAGGCAGACTTAGTAAAAAGATACAAAAATTTAAGACAAAAACCACACCACTTAGAATAAAAATTCCATTAGTAGATGTGAGTAAAAGTTTGCAAAAAAGATTAAATAGTTTTAATAGAAGAAGAACAACAATAGAAGGCATAATTATGAACTTAAAAGATTTAGTAGAACATTTAGAAGAAAAACAACAATTAAATTTAGAAAACAATACAGTAGTAGATTATTACTCAGGCGAAGTATTAGATTTAGTAAATGATACATGGCAGTTAGATCATATTGACCCAGATGGTGGAAATGGTTTAGAGAACGCCTGTATTACAAGAGAACAATATAACCAAATGAAAAATGCTTGGACAATAGAGGAAACTTTAGATGCATGTGAAAAATTATTAAAAAATCTAAGACCAAACGTATTAAAAAATAGTTCTTGACAAAAGGTCAAAATTGGAGTATAATATACATTATGAGAATTTTAAAAGAACACATAAAAGGCAGTATTATTTGGAAAGATAGAAGTCCTGATGGGCTACCAAGATGGATTGTCACTAAAAATATGGAAAATAACGAATCAACAAAAATATTTAATTGTAACTGGTATAAATATGACCAAGTAGTAGATATTGTTGTTGCAGATGAATATAGAGGAGAACAATGAAGATAGCAATAGTAGAATCAAAACCGAGTAGAAATAAATACTTTGAACTTTTTAATAATAAGTTTCAATTTGATTCATATGCTCTTTGTTCAAATCCTCAAGTTAAAAAAGTTCTCAAAAGAGATGTAGACATAGTATTTAATCCTGATGACTATGATTGGGTTATACTCGTAGGCTCAGAAGCCTTAAAATACTACACAAAAATTAACTCGATTACAGAGTATAGTGGAAGAATAATTGATGGTAAATTTTTACCAGTTATTAATCCAGCAATGCTTGCTTTTAAACCAGAGGCAAAGAAAAGCTGGGAAGAGTCTAGAGATAATATTATAAAGTATATTTCTGGTGAACTCAAACAAGAAGCACTTGGAGAAGATTCTCTACTTGCAATTACAGAGAGCGAAGAACTACATAAGTTTCTACAAGATGCGATAGACCATGAGAATGGATTTATTGCACTTGACTCAGAAACTACAGGTCTTTATCCTCGTGATGCATATATGCTAGGTATTTCTCTATCATATAAAGAGAGTCATGGAGCTTACATTAGTACTGATTGTATTGATGAAAAAGCAGAAACAATGCTTCAAGAACTATTCAATAAAAAGAAAGTCGTATTTCATAACAGTAAGTTTGATATTGCTTTCTTTAGGTATCACTTTGGTTTCAAGTTTCCACAATTTGAAGATACAATGTTAATGCACTATACTCTTAACGAGAATCCAGGCACTCACGGCCTAAAACAACTCGCACTCAAATTTACTCCTTATGGAGATTACGAAAAAAGTATGTACGAGTGGATAGACGCTTATCGTAAACGTAACGGCTTACTCAAAGATGATTTCACTTGGGATATGATTCCTTTTGACATTATGAAAGATTATGCTGCTTACGATGCGATTTGTACTTATCTTATTTATGAAAAATTTTTACCACACTTAGAAAAGAATGACAAACTTATGGGTGTTTATCGAAACATTCTGCTTCCTGCTACAGAGTTTCTTCTTGATATCGAGAGTAACGGTGTTCCTTTTGATAGAGAACGCTTACAAAAATCCTCGGTGCTGATGCAAGAAGAAATTGATAAAGCTGTAGAGTCTCTTTATACATATCCTGAAGTACAAAAGTTTGAGAAATTTCAAGGTAAAGATTTTAACCCGAATAGCACAATGCAGCTTCGCTCCCTTCTTTTTGATTTTATAGGTCTTAAACCTACAGGCAAAAAGACTGGAACGGGTGCGGATAGTACTGATGCAGAAGTTTTAAATCAACTTGCAGAAGAACATGAAGTACCAAAACTTATACTTGATATAAGACAAAAAGTAAAAATTAAATCAACTTACCTTGACAAGATACTTCCTGCTCTTGACCGCGATGAACGACTCCGAACAGGATTCAATCTTCATGGTACAACTAGTGGTAGGCTATCAAGTAGTGGTAAGATGAATATGCAACAGATTCCTCGTGACAATCCAATCGTTAAAGGTTGTATTCGAGCAAAAGAAGGAAAACAAATTGTTGCAATGGATTTAACTACTGCGGAGGTGTATTGTGCTGCGGTTTTAGCAAATGACAAAGCACTAATGAAAGTGTTCCAGGATGGTGGAAACTTTCACTCGAATATTGCAAAATTAGTTTTCGGACTTCCTTGTGAAGTAGAAGATGTAGCAAAATTTTATTCCACTGAAAGACAAATGGCAAAAGCTGTTACTTTCGGAATTATGTATGGTGCTGGCCCGAAAAAGATTAGTGAGCAAGTTACAAAAGACTCAGGCAAATACTTTAGTACAACTGAAGCGAAAGAAGTGATTGATGATTACTTTCGACAGTTTCACGGGTTGAAAAAGTGGCTTGAAGATAGTAAGAAGTTTATTCAAAAACATGGAACTATCTACAGTTTCTTTGGTAGAAAAAGAAGATTGCCAAACGTAAAATCAACTGACCGAGCAATCGCTGCTCACGAAGTTCGCTCTGGTATTAACTCTCTTGTTCAGTCAGTAGCCTCTGATGTAAATCTATTAGGTGCTGTTGATGCTCATAAAGAAATATGTGAAAGAGGATATGAGAAAAATATGAAAATATTTGCTCTCGTTCACGACTCTATTCTTGCAGAAGTTGACAATGATTATATTCAGGAGTATGAAAGTATCTTATTGAAAAATGTTCAAAAAGATAGAGGACTTTCAATTCCAGGCTGCCCAATCGGTTGTGACTTTGAAATAGGCGACGACTACAGTATGGGCAAGTTTGCATCTAAATATGAAGCTGTGGCAGATTAAGTTTCCAGTTTATGTTCTTCATTCAGACGAAATAGAAGAACGAGATGGACTACTCTTTTGCGACACTCAAATTGTAGACGATAAAAATATGTCAGGAAATACTCTTGGCAAGAGAAGACTTCAATCACCTCATAAAAATTTATACCCACTTCGATATATGATTGAAGACTTTAGTGGGTTAATTCGACATAGAGGTAAGTTTTTTATAGATACAAAAGGCAAGTTTTTTCGCTATACAAAAAGTACAAAAGCTGATATAAAATATAAGAAAATAGAAAAAGTAGAAAAGAAAGAAGTAATTACTCTCATTTGGGTAAAGGGAATACCTTTTCCTTTTGAGGAAAAAAGACCACTGACTGCTCCGTATGCAGGAATTGCTTATATAAACGGTACTCCTTCTTTTATTTATGAGTATGTATCTGAAAAGAAAAAAGATACTTGGAGAAAAATATGAGACAAGTAATAAATTACCCAGTTTGGTATTCTAAAGACAGAATACCCGTTGAAGCTTGTGAAGAAATAGTAAGACAAGGACAAGAACTAGAAATTAAAAAAGCAAATATTTATGGTGCAGAAACAAGCAAAAAGCTAGATAATAAATACAGAAATTCAAAAGTTGGATGGTTTCCAAAAGGACACGAATTAGAAACACTCCTAAAAAGTTATGTAGGACTTGCTAATTTGGAGACAGGTTGGAACTTTACAGTTACAAATATGGAACCGATACAGTTTGGAGAGTATAAAACAAAACATTTCTACGATTGGCACAGAGATATAAATATTAATCCTGGAGTACCTCACAGAAAGTTATCAGTGTCTGTAAATCTTTCTAATCCAAAAGATTACGAAGGTGGCAATCTAGAATTCAAAGATTACTGGGGAAACGAAGTATTAAAACCAGTAAATCAAATGAGATTGCAGGGTACAATAATTGTTTTTCCTTCTGCACTTTTTCATAGAGTAACACCTGTAAAAAGAGGTAGAAGATACTCGTTAGTTCAGTGGTACAGCGGCCCAGATTTTACATAAGTCATAAATGAAAGCAGTTCTTAAAAACAGAATATTTATGGAAGTAAGTAATGAGTTACAATCTAAACTCGATGAAGAACTTACTTATACCATACCCCCAAGGAATCCCTTAGACCCACCTTTTGTCATAAAGAATATGGGTATTGTTCGTAAAGGGTTAGTGACTTTACCTATCGGAAGAACGGATTTAATCCCCGAAGATTACGAAATAGTCGACAAGCGTGTTGACTCACCAATTGAGCCTTTTGACTTTAAGTTTACTTTACGACCTTCGCAACAGTCGGTTTATGATGATGTCAATGACAGTTGTATAATTAACGCTTGGGTCAGTTGGGGAAAGACATTTACGGCTTTAGCTATCGCAAATAAATTAAAACAAAAAACTCTCATTGTAACGCACACTTTAGCGTTAAGATCGCAGTGGGAAAAAGAAGTGAAAAAAGTCTTTGGAGTTATACCTGGAATCATAGGCAGCGGTCAGTTTGATATTGACCACTCTTTTGTGATAGGAAATGTACAAACTCTTTATCGTAGAATAAACTCAATAAAAGATGTCTTTGGAACAATTATACTTGATGAAATGCACCATGTGAGTAGTCCTACGTTTACTCGCATTGTAGATGCTAGTAATGCTAGGTATAAGATAGGTTTAACGGGTACGATGGAGAGAAAAGATGGACGTCATGTTATCTTTCGTGACTACTTTAATACTAACGTATATAAACCACCAAAAGAGAATTATCTAGTACCAAAAGTAAATACAATACAATCTGGAATACGCTTTCCTGATGGAGCAAAGACACCTTGGGCAAGTAGAATAAATGCTATTGCATACAACTGGGAGTACCAAAATATGATAGCATTACTTGCTGCTAACTATGCGGCAAAAGGACACAAAGTTCTAGTTGTATCTGATAGAGTTGATTTTCTAAAACAATGTCATAAGTTAGTAGGAGATAACTCTATTTGTGTAACTGGAGAAATTCCACACGAAGAAAGACCTACAATGATAAAAGGTATTTTTGGGGATAAAGATATTCTTTTTGGAACACAAAGTATATTTTCAGAAGGAATAAGTGTAGATTGTTTAAGTTGTCTTATACTTGCAACACCAGTAAATAATGAGCCCTTACTCACACAGCTTGTTGGTCGTATAATAAGAATACATGAGGATAAACCTCAGCCGATTATAGTTGATATTCACTTAGTCGGTAATACAGCTAGACGTCAGGCTAATGCGAGAATGGGATATTACATGAAACAAGGTTACGAAGTTGAAACGATATGAGCATCGAAAAATACTTCTTGACATAAGGTTAAATTTTTGATATAATGATATTCTATAATTGGAAAAAGATAAGAAAAGAAACTAATGGAAAAGTTGGTGACATAGTTACCATTCTTTACATCTTGACTTATCGAAAGGAACCTCCAATTAATAGAAATGATAGAAGATTCAAGTTTTGGACAAAAAGCTTTCATGGTGATAGTTTTTTACTAAATCCTGAACCTCTATTAATACAACGAAACAGATATTCAGATGTAGAGATTGCACAGTATGCAGGTATCGCTTCTCTGCGCAATCATTTTGACTATCGAAGTAAAAGAGATACCACACTGGACCTCCTGCACTATACTGGTAAGGAGGAGATATTAATAAAAAATAGACTACTTTGGGTTGAAGATGATAGAATACATTTTAAATTTGAAGAAGTCACTAAAGGAGAAATGCAATGGCATTAACATTTAATAAATTAAAGGGCGAAGCCCAAAAAGGAAAAATCGAATCCTACACATATGTAGAAGGAGATAACACAGTACGTTTAGTTGGTGATGTATGCGCAAGATATGTTTACTGGCTAAAAGGAGAAAATGATAAAAATGTTCCTTTCGAGTGCCTATCTTTTGATAGAGAAAAGGAAGCATTTACTAATATCGAAAAAGATTGGGTAAGAGAATATTACCCAGATATGAAATGCACATGGTCATATGCTATACAATGTATACATGGTGGCAAAGTAAAAGTTCTTAATCTCAAAAAGAAACTTTTAGAGCAAATCATACTAGCAGCCGAAGACTTAGGCGACCCAGCAGACCCTGAAACAGGTTGGGATGTTTATTTCAAAAGACTTAAGACTGGCCCAATGGCTTACAATGTGGAGTATCAATTACAACCTCTAAAATGTAAACCAAGACCACTAACAGATGAGGAAAAAGAACTTATCTCTGAACTTAAGTCAATGGATGAAGTCCTACCAAGACCTACTGCAGACGCACAAAAAGAACTATTGGACAGAATCAGAAGTGGTTCTGCTAATTCTGATGCGGATGAAAGTATTAATGAGGAGTTTGATATCTAATGTTAGGAGTAGGAGAAAAGTTTCCCGCATTTACTTTGCGAGGTGTAGATGCAAATAATGAGTTTGTAGAAGTTTCTGTTTCAGAAAATTACGAACCATTAAAGCATGATTTTACAGTAATATACTTTTATCCTAAAGACTTTACCTTCATATGTCCAACAGAAATTGCTGGAATGGATATACTGGCAGAAGAAGCGAACGTTATCGGAATTAGTGGTGACAATGAGTTTTGCAAATTGGCATGGAAAAAAGATAATGAATTGATTGGAGACATCCATCACCCTTTAGCTGCTGATTGTGGCTTAGGGCTATCTTCTAGTTTAGGTATAGTTAACGAGGATGAAGGAGTTTGCTACAGAGCGACCTTTATCATTGACAAGAACGATATTATACAGCACGTAAGTGTTAATACTCTTGATACAGGCAGAAATGCAAACGAAGTTTTAAGAACTCTACAGGCTATAAAAGCAGGTGGATTAACAGGGTGTGAATGGACACCAGGGGAAGAATTCGTAGGATGATTTTATTTACAGCAGACTGGCATATAAAGCTAGGACAGAAAAACGTACCAATGCCTTGGGCATGCTCAAGATATGAGTTATTTTTTCAACAAATTGAAGAAGCTGTAGAAAAACACGATATAAAATTGCACATCATTGGAGGGGACTTGTTTGATAGAGTCCCTTCCATGGATGAACTTACTCTTTATTTTGATTTTGTAAAAAATACAAAAGTACGAACAATAATATATGACGGTAATCATGAAGCTACTAGAAAAAATAAAACATTCTTTGATAATTTAATAAGAGTGACAAATGAATTAAACCCTCTAGTAGAAGTAATTACCGAAACATATCATGAAGATAACTGGGCAATATTACCTTATGCTGACTTACACAAAAAGAAAAGTATAGAGAATATTGATGCAGATTATTTATTTACTCATGTGAGAGGAGAAATACCACCACATGTTACACCAGAAGTAGACTTAGAAAGATTTGACAAGTATAATTTGGTTTTTGCAGGAGACTTACATGCTCACGAGAATACTCAAAGAAATATTGTGTATCCTGGAAGCCCTATGACTACGTCATTTCATAGAAACGAAGTTAAAACTGGATACTTAGTAATTGATGAAAGTTTTAATTGGACATGGCATGAATTTGCTTTACCTCAATTAATTCGTAAAACAGTTACAAGTGCAGACGAAATGGTGCAGACAGAATGGCACCATACAATTTATGAAGTTGAAGGAGATGTTTCAGACTTGAGCGGGGTCAAAAATTCTGACCTACTTGATAAAAAAGTAATTCGCAGAAAAACAGAAGCAACTCTCATACTTGACAAAGAAATGACAATTGAGGAAGAGTTAGGAGAATATCTCTCTTACATACTTGAACTTGATGAAAATAAAGTTAAAAAAATTATAGGAGTTTTCAGTGATCACGCTAGAGAAGCTAACATGGAGTAATTGTTTCAGCTACGGCTCAGACAATGTAATAGAACTCAACGACAATACTTTGACACAACTTATCGGTACAAATGGTGCTGGTAAGTCTTCTATACCTCTAATTTTAGAGGAAGTTCTATTTAACAAAAACTCTAAAGGAATAAAGAAAGCCGACATTTCAAATAGAATTGTCGCAAACGGATATGATATTAGTCTTGATTTTTCGGTAAACGAAGACTCATACCACATTGATGTAACTCGCCGAGCAAATATTAAAGTAAAATTACTTAAAAACGGTGAAGATATTTCAAGTCATACTGCTACAAATACTTATAAAACACTTGAAGAAATCATAGGTATTGACTTTAAAACTTTTAGTCAGATAGTATACCAGAATACTAACGCAAGTTTACAATTCTTGACTGCTACTGACACAAATCGTAAGAAGTTTTTGATTGATTTATTACAGTTAGATAAGTATGTAGCTTATTTTGAAGTATTTCGTGAGTTATCAAGACAGGTTGGAGTAGATGTTTCTCGAATACAAGGGAAAATTGACACAATTGAAAAATGGTTAAATGACAATAAATTGGAAAATATATCTCTATTATCAAAAATAGATTTACCAATTTACTCGGAAGAAGATGGAAAAACTTTACGTTCTTTACAGATAGAATTTGAAAATATCTCGGAAATTACGAAAAAAATAAATACAAACAATCATTGGAAGGAACAACTCGCTGATATCGACCTACCTGCCATGCGAAAGCAATTAGAGGAATATCCTGAGAAGAAAGATACTAGTAAAATATTAACTTCTCTTGGAACATGGAAAGGCGAAGCAATACATGAGCAAAAGATGTTGTCTAAGTATGAAGAACTTGCACAGATGGATACAAAAGTATGTCCAACTTGCGAAGGCGATATAGACGAACATTTTGTAAATTCAAGTATAAAAGAGCATCAGAGTAGATTAGATTTTTGTAATCAAGAGTCTGATAAAATTCGTAAGCAGTTAAAAGAGATAGAAAATCAAAATGCTTACCATCATCAAGCAAGAACTCAAATAGAAGATTGGGAAGAACTTTATAGAAGTATTGACCAAACACTTCCATCTGAAGTTCCTAATGCT